AAATTAAAATTAATTTCTCGTTATCTAAAAATATTAATCCCACCTTAAATAGTACTTGACAAACTAAGACTTTTCGTGTATAATAATAGACATAGAGTGAAAGTTTAGCGAATGATTAGAGACGAACTACCTAAAGATACTGACGAGAATAAACTCTCTGGCTATAAGCTAGATGATCATGAGATTATTTTAGGTAAAAAACGTGGTCCTGGTTTTAAGTTCTCTAACCCAAATTACTACAACCTCGAACAGAAGACTGATGCTTGTGCTTTGTACTGTGTGTATGGAGATGTAGAACAAGTATCCGATATGACTGGTATTCCTCCTAAAGTTCTTCGTGATTGGAAAGATGAACCTTGGTGGAAAGAGATTCAAAAGAAAGTCTTTGTAGAACAAAATGAAAAGCTTGCAGGACGTATTAGTGGTGTGCTCGATAAGTCTCTTGAGCATCTGGTTGATAGACTGGATAACGGAGACTATCTGTGGGATGTTAGGAAATCTAAACTAGTTCGTAAACCAGTAGATACCAAAGTCCTTGCAACAGTGTTTAATAGTTTGATTGCTCGTAGGCAATTAATCCGTGGTGAACCAACAAGCATTACTTCTCAACTAGGAGTTGATGACAGACTTAAGATGCTTGCTGACCAGTTCGAAAAGTTTGCAGTAGCAAAAGAAGTTGTACAAACCCCTCCCCAAATAATAGACATAGAAAGTGAACCAGATGGCAACGAAGAAACCAACGATGTTTAAAGGCAAAGAAACTAAAGCAGAAGAGACTAAAGAAGCCAAGGCTGTTAAGTCTGGTAAGATCTCTGTAGCTCAGTATGTTAAGGGTGAAAAGTCTGAAGGCAAGGGTGAAGGTAAAGGTGCTAAGGCTAAAGGCATGGCTCTTAAATCTGGTAAACTATCTGTTAAAGCTTATGCTAGTCCTGCTAAGAAAATGAAGAAGTAATGGCTAAAGGTTTATATGCAAATATAAATGCTAGGAAGAAACAGGGTACTAGCAGACCAAAAAGTAAGTCTACGATAACTCCAAAAGCATATGCAAATATGGAAAAGGGTTTTCCTAAGAAGGGTAAGAAATAATGGCAACTAAAAAGAAGGGCGTAAGCCTTGCAGTAGGTCGTGGTGAGAAGCTTTCAACTAAAGCTGGTGCTGGTTTAACAGCTAAAGGCCGTGCTAAGTACAATGCAGCTACTGGTTCTAACCTAAAAGCACCACAACCTGAGGGTGGCCCACGTAAAAAGTCTTTCTGTGCACGTATGTCTGGTATGCCAGGCCCTATGAAAGATGAAAAAGGTCGTCCTACACGCAAAGCAGCTTCTCTTAAACGTTGGAAATGCTAAGAATGCCTTCAAGTCCTAACTATAAACGTGATTATAAAGCAGAATATGAAGACCACCATGCCTCTACCAAAGCAAAAAAAGAGAGGGCTGCCAGGAATAAAGCATCCCGTGCTAAAGGTGAGACGGGTAAAGACATAGATCACAAGAAACCACTACGTTCTGGTGGTTCAACCTCATTAAGTAACACCAGAGTACGTGCAGTTTCAGCAAATCGTTCAGATAATGGACACAAACCTGGTGAAAAACAGAAAAAGCGTAAATGAAACTAACATCTGACATGGTTCTAGGGTTTTCAGGGTCATGTTTAGCAAAAGAGTACGACGGAACTACCCCTACCCCCAAATGCCACCAAGAATGGTGGGATCTCTGCTGTAGTGAGGATCCACTTGTAGCAATTGCAGCACCCCGAGGCCACGGGAAATCGACTGCAATCACTCATGCCTACACCCTCGCTGCAGTTCTCTTTCGAGAGAGGAAGTTTGTAGTATTAGTTTCAGATACAGAGTCACAGGCACAGAACTTTCTTAATGATATTAAGAGAGAGTTGCTTAATAATGATGACTTGATTGATTTGTTTGGTGTAAAAAGTTTTATTAAAGACTCACAGACTGACATTATTGTTGAGTTTGAAGATGGTGAACAGTTTCGTATAATAGTCCGTGGTGCAGAACAACGTGTTCGTGGTCTTAAATGGAACTCTAAACGTCCTGATCTGATTGTATGTGATGACCTTGAGGGTGATGAACAGGTACAATCTAAAGATCGACGTGAAAAGCTACACAAATGGTTCTATGCTGCATTATTACCTTGTCGTTCTAAAGAGGGTATTGTACGAGTAGTAGGTACAGTAATGCACTTAGATAGCTTGCTTAACAAGCTTATGCCTCCAGATTATGATGGTGACTACATTAAAGTAGAACCATTAAAAACATATTCAACACGTAAACGAGTAGAGTGGCGATCAGTTCGGTATAGGGCACACTCAGAAGACTTTAGTAGTATTCTTTGGGATACTAGATATACTGCAGAAGACTATAGGATTAAAAAAGAGTCCTATCTTAAGCAAGGTATTCCAGAAGTATATTCACAAGAGTTTTTAAACTATCCAGTTGATGAAGGAACAGCTTATTTTAAGCGTCCTGACTTTATTGAAATACCGAGGTTTACACTTGAAGCTATTAGACACAAAGAGAAAAAACTTACTTACTATGCTGCTGTGGACTTTGCTATTAGTACCAGAGAGCGTAGCGATTACACTGTCATTGCTATTGGCGGTATTGACTCAGATGGAATAATGAACATTGTTGACATTAGAAGAGGTCGTTGGGATGCTCTTGATATTGTCGAAGAAATGTTTGCAGTACAAAGAAAGTATGACCCGCACTACTTTGTAACAGAGAAGGGTGCAATTGAAAAAGCTATTGGGGCTATCCTACGTAGGGAGCAAATTAGCAGAGGTGTTTATATGAACCTTATGCCTATGACTCCAACCAAAGATAAACAAGCCCGTGCAAGAAGTTTTCAAGCTCGCTTTAGAGCAGCTGGTGTTAAGTTTGATAAGTCTGCATCTTGGTACCCAGAACTAGAAGAAGAGATGGTTAGGTTCCCTAAAGCTAGACATGATGACCAAGTGGATGCATTAAGCTGGCTAGGTTTAGTAGTAGATCAAGTACAAGAAGCTAATACTCCAGAAGAAGATGAAGAGTATGAATATAATCAAACTATGGCTAAACAACAAAATGATGGTCGCTCTGCAATTACAGGATACTAACTAATGCACTTAGACGTAAAATTAAACATTGATAAAATGCTTCTTTCTCCTAACATTGTAGAAATGTTGGATGAAAAAGATCTTAACACTATTGGTTCAAATGTTATTACTGAGTTTAATTTAGACAAAGAGTCTAGAGCTACTTGGGAAAAACGTGTAGAGTCAGCTATGCTGCTAGCTTTGCAAGTTGCAGAAACTAAGTCATTCCCTTGGCAAGGTTCTTCTAATATTAAATTCCCATTAGTAACTATTGCCGCATTACAATTCCATAGCCGTGCATATCCAGCTTTAATTCCTAGTTCAGACATTGTTAAAATGAATATGGATTATGCTGATGATACTCCTCCTGAACAATTTGAATCTAACAAACGTGTTGAAAAGCATATGTCTTTCCAACTTCTTAAAGAAGATGAAAACTGGGAAGCAGAGATGGACAAAGTTCTTATCTCAGTTCCTATTGTAGGTTGTGCATTTAAAAAAACTTATTGGGACTTTAATGAAGATCATCCAGTATCTGAAAATGTATTAGCAAAAGACTTTGTTGTATCCTACTGGACTAAAAATCTTAAAGATTGTCCACGTCAATCACATGTTATTTACCTAAGTTCTAATGACGTAATCTCACGTCAACGTCGTGGCATCTGGTCTGATTTCCATATGAGCCCAGTACAACAACTACCTCAAGACAATCTAACCATTGCTTCTAATAAAGCTCAAGGTGTAGAGCAACCAAACCAAGATCCAGCAACTCCTTATGAATTTATTGAACAGCATCGTTGGGAAGACTTAGACGGTGACGGCTTTAAAGAACCGTACATTATTACAGTACATCGTGAAACACGTAAGGTAGTTCGTATTGTAGCTAATTACTTTGAATCTTCAATCAAACGTAATGCTAAAGATCAAATTATTAATATTAAACCTGAGAGTTACTTTACTAAGTATTCTTTCATTCCTTCGCCAGATGGTGGTTTTTATGACATTGGCTTTGGTATTTTATTAGGACCGTTAAATGAGTCTATCAATACTATTATTAACCAACTTGTTGATGCTGGTACTATGGCAAACACTGCGGGTGGTTTCCTTAGCCGAGGCATCAAAATCCGTGGCGGTAACTACAACTTTGCACCGTTAGAATGGAAGCATGTAGACTCTACTGGTGAAGATTTAGCTAAAGGTATTTACCCATTACCTGTTCGTGAACCTAGTAACGTATTATATACATTATTAACTACATTAGTTAACTATGGTGAGCGTATTGTAGGTTCTACAGATATTATGGTAGGTGAGAATGTAGGTCAAAATACACCAGCTACTACTGCTTCAAACATGATTGATCAGGGTATGAAAGTATTTGCTGGTATATTTAAGCGTACTTATCGTGCTTTAAATGAAGAGTTAAAGAAAGTTTATCGTTTAAATCAACTATACTTACCAGAATCATATAAATTCTCTACAGGTATGGTTAGTTCTAGAGACTATCAACAAGCTGCTGATATGTTACGTCCTGCAGCAGATCCACATGTAGTATCTGATACACAAAGAATTCAGCAAGCACAAGCGTTAGTACAAGCTTCTAGTGCTGCACCAGGATTTGATCAATACCAAGTAATGAAACGTTATCTCGAAGCGTTGAAAGTACCTAATATTGATCAAGTATTGCCCAATCCAAAAGGTCCTAATGCTATTCAAAAAGGTCCAGATGTTAAGATTCAGATTGAGCAAATGAAGTCGCAAGAACGTCAATTATCATTACAAGTCAAGATGAAACTTGGCATTATGAAGTTGACACAAGAGGCAGAACTAAATAGAGCGAAGATAATGCAACTACAAGCAGATGCAATTAAATTGCTTGAAGAAGCAGGTGGAGAAAAAGAGTACCAAAAAATTGCCTTACTTAATGCAAAAATTGGTGCTGCTAAAGCACACGAAGAAAGTGTCTTACGCTCTATTGATCTAATGCAAAAAGCAACGAGTGAACTAGGAGACGTAGAATATGGTGCTGACGCAACAAGAGTACTTGGATTGGGTGGAACATCCAGCGACCAAGGCCCTCAAGAAGGCCCTCAACAAGGATAGAGAATATCTTAAAGAGATGTGGTGTAGGGGTAACCTTACAAATGAAGAAGAAGTAAAAGGTAGATGTAACGCAATATACGGAATCCTAAATATTACATATGAGGATTTAGTAGAAGGAGCTAGAGATGGAGAATAAAAGTGGTATTCACCCTAAAGGGCACCGAGTACTTATCTATCCAGAACCTGTAGAAACAACAACAGCTAGTGGTATTGTAGTTAGTACAGGAACAAATGCAGATAGAGAAAGACTTGCTCAATTACGAGGTACTGTAGTTGAACTAGGTAATACAGCTTGGCATGATCAACCTGAAACATGGGCTAAAGTAGGGGACAAAGTTATCTTTGGTAAATACTCTGGTTTAATTTATACAGGGGATGATGAGAAAGAGTATCGTATTATTAATGATCTAGATATTGTAGCAACAGTTAGTTAATTAAGGAAAAAGTATGTCAGAAGAAAATCAAGAAGTAAGTAATGAACAAGAACAACAAGCAGCTCCAGAAGTAAATGAGGCTGTAGCAAAAGAAGCTCGAATGTTTGGTTGGGTTCCTCGTGAGGAATTCCGTGGATCAGATGATGAGTGGGTAGATGCTGATGTTTTTGTTAAACGTGGCAAGGAAATTAATCCTATTCTCCGTAAGAATAATGAAACTCTTATGAAGAAACTGGATGAAAAATCCAAAGAGATTGACAGCATTAAAGCTTCTGTTGAGGAATTTAAAAAGTTCCAAAAAGAATCTTATGAGCGTAAGCAAGTAGAACTTGAAGTTCAAATTGCAGAATTAAAGACTCGTAAAAAAGAAGCTATTGCAGAGGGTAATGGTGATTTGGTTGTTGATATTGATGACCAAATTGATGAAATTAAAGAAGCACAACGTGAAGCTAAAGAAGAGGCTAAGAAAAAGCCCGAGGCTGAACAACCAAAAGCAGCAGATATTCCTGATGATCCATCACTTCAAGCCTGGTTAGGTAAGAATACTTGGTTTGGTCAAGATACAGAAATGACTGATGTTGCTAATGGTTTAGGTGCTTCTGTAAGACGTCAATTCCCTCACCTATCTGGTCAAGCATTTCTTGACAAGCTAGATGAAAAGATCGTAGAGTATTTTCCACATAAAGTCTTAGGTAATAAAGCACGAGGTAGTGCTGTAGACTCAAGTGGAGATGTACGAGGTGGTAATAGCAGTGGTAAAAAGTCTTATGATAACTTACCAGCAGATGCTAAAGCAGCCTGTGACCGTTTTATTAAGAACGGTTGGATCAAATCTAAACAAGAATATGTCGATTCATACGACTGGAACTAAGGAGAGCAATCATGGCACGAGCACTTACAATTGACGAGAAAAAAGAACGAGCACTTACACGAGTATCAGGTGAACGCACTACATCAGAGAGACAACGTAATGTATTTAATGGTACTAAAGCTAAGTTAACCGTAGGCAGACAAATCCCTGGATATCACTTGCACATCTTTAATGATGAGCCAGGTCGTATTCAGACCGCACTTTCTGGAGGTTGGGAATTTGTAACTCCAGATGAGGTGGGCGGTGTTGGAGAGAGAGTAACGTCAGTGAATACTGATCTAGGAGATAAGGTTAGGTTCCTTGTTGGAGCCGATGAGAAAGGTGATGGTTTCTATGCCTACTTGCTGAAGATCAAGCAAGAATGGTTTGAAGAAGACCAATCCGCAATGCAAGAACGCAATGACTTGGTAGATGATGCAATTCGTGGTGGTGTAAACGTTAAGGACGGTACTAGTTCTGAAGGTTTCTATACTCCTCGTGAAGGCATTAAATATCAAACTCGATAATCTTAAAAGGAGTTTTTTAAATGGCTAACGCTAATACCCCTCGTGGGCTATCTCCAGTAGGTACTATTACTGGTGCAGCTTACAACGAACAGGGTCGCCTTTATGCGATTGCTAACGACGGTTCTAACACATACGCTATTGGCGATGTAGTTAAAGTAGCTGGCGGTAGTGATACACAAGGTATCCCTTATGTAAACAAAGCAGCAACTACAGACACACCAGTTGGTGTTATTGTAGGTTTCCGTGTTTCAGATCCAGGTGTATCTCTAGTAGGTAACACTTTGGCTCTTAATACACTTTACTTACCTCTTAACTCAGGCCTACGCTACGCATTTGTAGTAGATGATCCTAATGTTATTTTCCAAGTTGAAGGTGATGCTACTGGCGTTGCTGCAGCTGATATCTTTAAAAATGCAGGTTTAACAATTACAGCTAACCAAACAACTCTTGGTCAGTCTCAACCATTGTCAAACACTGTACTTAATGCTGCTTCATTCCTTGCTATTGGTTCTTCTGGTTCATTGGCATTGCCATTGCAAATCATTAGCCTAGAACAAGTTGAAAACAATGAAACAGGTGCATATGCAAGTGCTTTGGTAAAATGGAATAAACATCAGTTCCTTAACCCTGTTGGCACTGCTTAATAATTAGGAGAAATAAAAATGGCTGGTATTATTACTACTGCTTCACATCCAAAGGCTCTCTGGCCTGGGATTAAAGCTTGGTGGGGTCAAGTTTACGACGAACATCCAGAAGAATATTCTAAATTGTTTGATAGTGACACTTCATCACAAAACTACGAAGAAGATGTACAACTAACAGGTTTTGGTCTTGCTCCACGCAAGTCTGAGGGTTCTGGCGTTTCATACGATTCTGAAATTCAAGGCTTCACAACACGTTATACACACATTGCTTATGCATTGGGTTATATCGTTACTAAAGAAGAGTTGGATGACAACTTGTATGAACAAGTTTCACGTCGTCGTGCTGCTGCACTTGCTATGTCTTTCCGTCAAACTAAAGAGAACGTAGCTGCTAACGTGTACAACCGTGCATTTAACAGTACTTACAAAGGTGGCGATGGTGTAGCTTTAGCTTCAACTTCACATCCTAACGTATCTGGCGGTACATTTGCAAACAAACCAACAGTTGATGCTGACTTGTCAGAAGCTTCTTTGGAAGATGCAATGATTGCCGTTATGGGTTTCCAAAATGACCGTGGTCTTTTGATCAATGTTATGCCGAAATCTTTGGTTGTTGCTCGTCAAAACTGGTACAACGCTAACCGTATTATGAAGTCTGTTTATACACCTTCATCTGCAAACAACGCTGTAAACGTTTTGGTTGCTACAAATGCATTGCCTGATGGCATTATCATGAATCATTACTTGACATCACCAAATGCATGGTTCTTGCGTACTAACATTCAAAACGGTTTGAAATACTATAGCCGTGTTGGTATTCAGTTTGACCAAGACAATGACTTCGATACTATGAATGCGAAAGCAAAAGGTTACGAACGTTATTCATTCGGTTGGACAGATCCTCGTGCAATCTATGGTGTTAACGGTCCTTAAAAAAGACTTGACAAGACACTAGAAATAGTGTATAATAGTAAGGTAGGCTGAGAGTTTAAAACACTTTTATAAGTCCTGCCTTTCTTTATTTATAAAAGGAAAGAAAATGTCATACGCACTTCAAGAAAAAAAGGGCAAACGTCCTCCAGTAGCCCCGATTAAAAATCCATGTAAAAAATAATTTATATCTTTTGACGCAGTTACGGCTGCGTTGATTATATCAACGTCAAAGGAAAAAACAATGAGTTCTCCATCACGCTTTACTTCAGGTGTTGCAACAGTCGACGCCCAATACCCACTAGGTAACTATCCGTTCCCAGATCCATTCCACACAAGTGGCTCTACTGTAGCTACTACAGGTTCTAGTTCTTACACTAATGACTTTAATACTTTAATTGGTACTGACTATACAGTATCAGGTGCCTCTTCTACTTTTGCTTTAGGCAATGGTGTAGGTGGTATTGCAGTATTAACTCCAGGTGGTACAACTACAGCTACAGCTGCTTACAAACCAGGTACTTTTGTACAGTTCCAAGCTGGCAAAAAACTATGGTATACAGTTCGTTTTAAAGCTTCTGCAGTAGGTTCTACTAAAGCATTCTATGCAGGCTTACGTAATGGTGTAGGTGTAACTGACGGTCTTTGGTTTGTTAAACCAGCTTCATCAACATCACTAAACCTAGTATCAACAGTTGGCTCTACAGCTACTACATTAGTAACTGGTGTTGACACAGTAGCAGATGATACTTGGATTGAAGTTTCAATTTACTTTGATGGTACTGATATCTTAGTTTATAATGAACATGATTTAGTTGCTAGAGTTTCAAACCCTACAATTGGTGCTTCAGCTACTACATTAACTAACGTTGTATTAAGCCCTGTGTTTCAAATCACTCCAACAGCTACAGATACACTTACTGTTGACTTCGTTATGGTAGCTCAAGAAGTTACACGTTAATAGGGGTTTATTATGGCTAATGTAACCTCAATTCAAATCTTAGAAGATGGTGATCGTAATGTAGTTGCTAAACTAATAGGTAAACTAGATACAGCTAATGCTACTCTAGCTACTTTATTAGATCCAGCCACACTTGCCTCAGTTAATGCCTCTGGTTTAAATTCTCAAAAAGCTGTTTCATTAGCTATTGAGACAGTAACTTTTGATATTGAAGATGGCTTAGTACTACGTCTTTGGTGGGATGCTACTACTGATGAACCTATTTGGTACTTCTCAGGTCGTGATAAGATGAACATGGAATTTACTACATTCTTGCAAAACAATGCAGGAGCTGGTAAAACAGGTAAAATCTTATATGATACTGATGGGTATACTTCAGGTACTAAGTATTTCTCAATGACAATTCAATGTATTAAACAATGGAACTAAAATGAAAGACACAATCGGCTATTCTTTACATAAAGGAGACTGAAAATTAGTTACACCTCCAGATATGACAAAGGTAATTGGATAGCAGATTGTGATGTCTGTGGTCGTAAGTATAAAGCTACAACACTACAACAACGTTGGGATGGGCTTATGTGCTGTCCTGATGACTGGGAAATCCGTCAACCTCAAGACTTTGTTCGTGGGGTACCTGACACTCAGATAGCTCCTTGGCTACGTCCAGAACCAAATGACTCTTTTATTTTTGTATGTACTCCAATAACAAATCAAGGTATTGCAGACTATGGTGTAGCAGACTGTGCTCAAGCAGATGTTGACAATGGTCTGTTACCTGCTTGTACTTTAGATGGCACTTCTTGTGTATCAGGTTTTGCTGTATCAGGCTGCTCAATAACTGGCAATATTCCTATGGGATGGGATTTAGATCTATGACCTCAACTGTATTTCAATCAGGCACTGTAATTACGTCTCCGTGGCTTAATGATGTAAATGATGCTACTTATGAAGGGACAGCTGTTTATACACCTGCTGGTGCAGGAGCTGTAGCTACAACCGTTCAAACTAAACTACGTGAAACTGTTAGTGTACTTGATTTTGGTGCAGATCCTACAGGCGTAACAGATAGTACAGCCGCTTTTAACTTAGCTACTAAGGCTACTTATACAAGCACAGGTAACTTTGACCAAAACTTTCCTGGTGGCGTATTTGTACCTGCTGGCAAGTATTTAATCTCAGGTACAATTTATGTTCATAAAGGCCAGCATTTATTTGGTGCAGGTGCAGGTGCATCTAAACTCGATTGTAGCGGAATGACAAGTGCTACAGTACCAGTTATTAAATTAGGCTTTTCTACTACGGCTCAAGATGCAGGCGGACTCCCCCCTGAAGTAAGTGAGTTGTTTACTTTTGGTGGCCCTACATCCTATGGCGTAATAGAATCTTCTGTACCTGGTGCATTTATTCATAATATGTTTATTACATCACCAGGAGTAGGTATAACTTTATCAGGTCAAGACACAATTATTTCAAACTCAATTATTGATCAAGGGTTAAACGGAATTATCGTGTCAAATCAAAATAATATCATTAGTGATGTATTATTTTATAACATGAATTATGGTATTACAGTAAATAGCAACACATACGACTGTCAAATAGATAACTGCCATTTTGAGTATACTGAGTATTCAGATATTGCTTTTGCAAACGGGTCATCTAACATTGAAAATGTAACTATACAAGGATGTCAGTTTATATCTAATGTGCAGTATGGGACTAAAGTAGGGTTCATTGATATTCGTTCAACAGGTGGCTCAATTACTATTCAAGACTCTCAGTTTAGAAACGGTAAGGGCTATGCTATTCAAAAGCCAGCAGGTTTTGGCGGTACAATTAAAGTTTCAAACTGTATTTTTAATGGTTTAAAAACGGTTCCTGCTTATGCACAAAGCTCAACGGCAGCAGGTATAGACATTAGTTTTGCTAACTTTGAAGTAACAGGATGTCAGTTTATTAATCTATATGGCAATCCTATTGCTACTTCTGCAACAAGTTCATACACATCTACTATTAGAAATTGTACTTACTCTAACATAACTACTGCTACTTTCTTTGCCAATGTATCTGCAACGTCGGGCACGTTAAATATATTTAACTGTCAAGGTGATAATGTACTGCCTTTAGTCAACTTACAAAGCGCAATGACTGTACGTTTAAAAGATAACATTAACTGGCTAGGTGCAGCGCAAACTGCAAGCAGTAGATTTTATTGGAATATTCCTACGCAAGGCGGTCAATTAGCGCAAGTAAGTATTAGTGCTAATACTAATAATGGTGGAAACTCTGCATACAGATCAACTGCGTCTTATGTTGCAAGTAGAAATGTTAACTTTAATGGCACAAACGTAACCGACTATGCAGCGTTAACCACAGTATATTCTTATGCAGGTACAGGATATGCAGGTGCTATTGCACCACAGATAGACTTAACATCTGTAGGTACTGGCGCAACAGCAACCTATTCAGCTAGTGGAAGATACGTAGTTATTTCAGTTCCTAACACATATACTGCTGTTAATATTTCTGCGGACTATTTAGTTTAACATAATACAGCAATTAGCATAGGATAACAAATGGCATCAACATATTTTATAGATCAACAAACACCTATTGTAAGCACATGGCTTAATGATGTTAACACAGCTACGTACACAACAGTACCAGCTAATACAAGTGCTATTACTGCTGTTTCATCAAATTTAGCTGCATCAACTGGTAGTTCTCTTGTAGGACAAATAGCTACTGGAGCTGGTGCTACAGCTCGTACTGTACAAAGTAAACTTAGAGACTTTGTATCAGTTAAAGACTACGGTGCTGTAGGCGACGGTATGGCAGATGATACTGCTGCCGTTCAAGCTGCAATTAATGCAGGCAACTATGTTTTGTTTCCTTTAGGTACATATAACATCTCAACGCCTATAGCCTTGCACACAGGCTCACAGATTGACTTAGGTGGCTCTACTATTGAATGGACTGGCGCAGTAGTTAATAACAGCAACAAAGCTGCCAAATGGGACAACACAGTATTCTATGCAACTTTAACGTTAGCTGCACCTACAACGATTAAAAAAAATGTAGCTGTATTTAACGGAACGATTAATGTAAATGACTGGGGTTGTGGCGTTACCTATAAAGAAACTGAAAACTTTTTAATAGCAGACTTAACTATTAATGACGCTCAATGCGGTGGTATTAGCATAAGTGATTGTTTTGATGGTTCAATAGACCGTTGCAAATTGGTTGATTGTGCAGCAAACCCTGCGTCTGGATTTAATGAATTTTCAGACTTAGAATTTTGGTCTGATGGCATGGCAGTTTGGTACGGCTCACAAAACGTATCTGTAAACGATTGTTCAATTATTAACACTAGAGTTGCTACAGGTCGTTGCGGTATTTTCTTTGAGGGTACATCACCAACATCAGGTCGCATCACATCACAATGTTCTATTAATAATTGTACTGTGCAAGGCTATGATAGACAATTTCATTCAGAACTTTCGGATAATATCTCTGCATATAACTGTCAATTTAATTTTGTTGCGTCAGGAACTAAACGATCAAATAGCGCTGCTTGTACTTGGGATACAAAAAATACAACTTTTGTAGGGTGTGTTTTTAATACAGTTAATACTGCGCTTACACACTATGATTCTATAGGAACTAATTTTATTGGGTGTGATTTACGTTCATCATCAGTAAGCGTTGTAGATAACAATTTCTTTAGAGTTATTCCTGCTACTGGCCCTTCTACACTTAACTTTACTGATAGTACACTTTATTTAAAAGTAGCAGATATGCAACTATTTAATTGTAAGGCTGAATTTACTAACTGCACTATTACTAATGACAGTTATAAGTTAAGTAATGTCTATACAGGTAATTTTACTTTTACCAATTGTTTATTTAATTATGCGGGTATTAGACAAAACTTTGCTGGGGCAACTGATACCTATGATTTTAATAATTGTACTTGGACTGGGCTTACTTCAGTACAAAATCCAATAGCCAGCCCAGTAGGTACTTGGCGCACAACCTTGACAAATTGTGAACTTAATGGCGCACAAATTTCTTGTGCAGCGCCATTAGAACTTATAGGTAAAACTATATACGACTATAATTTATTTACTTCAGGAAGCCTTAAAGGCCCTTTGGTTAATGGTAATTGGTTTGCAAATGCAACTCCTACAACTGGTTCTTGGCTTGCAGGCAGTAGAATATATAGACTTACCCCTACTGTAGGTCAACCTAAGTCTTGGGTATGTACCTCGTCAACAGATACTACGACTGGTACGATAAATTCTAGTTCTAACAGTTTAGCTGTAGCTAGTGGCACAGGTATTAACAATGGTGATAGCATTACTGTGGCAGGTGCAGGAGCAGCAGGTGCAGCCTTAGTGACTACAGTATCATCAGGTGGCGGTACAAGTACATTGATCTTAGGTACAACAGCATTAACATCGGTTGTTAGCGCTGCCGTTACGACAACAGGCACTTGGGTTTCAGAAGGTAACTTGTAATGGAAAAACTATTTGCATTACTAGCTAAGCTATCAAGCTTACGTATTCCTGTACCGCTTGATAAGCAAGCACACTTTGTTACAGGGGCTATAGCTGGTTTATTTATATTTTTGATACTTGGGTATTACTCTTTAATTTTAGTGGCTCTAATCGCTGCTGTGAAAGAGGGATATGACTATTTACATAAAGACATTCACATTTGTGACTTTTATGACTGGTTAGCTACAGTCTTAGGTGGTGTTTTTATTCTGGCTTTAACTTACTTACTAGGGTTTTAAAATGGACCAAACTGAAGCAACTAAACATGTACTAGATGGTATCTCAGCAGTAACTGTTCTTGGTACTCTTACTCAGATCTTACCACCATTAGCTGCTTTGTTTACTATAGTCTGGACTATCCTTCGTATCTACGAATCTGATACTGTTCAAAAATGGCTAGGCAATGTTAAAACAACTGATACTAAATGAAGCTGGAGCTGTAAGCCATTCCAAACTTTGGTCTAATATTGCTTATCTTGCAGGCACAATTAAGTTCATAATGCTTCCTGATCCAAGTGCAGATATATGGTTTGCTTACCTTGGGATTGTTGGTAGTGCTGCTGTTGCTTCTAAACTTATACAAATGAAATATGGAGACTCTAAATGAGTACATCAGGAACTACCACTTATAGCGTAACCAGGAATGAAATTATTTCTGCATCGTTACGTTTATTAGGTGTACTTGAAGAAGGTGCTGTAGCTAGTACTACTGCTATTGATAATGCTAGTATGGTTCTTAATTTATTAATTAAGGATTGGATGACAGATGGTATTAAACTTTGGACAGTTAATGAAATTATTTTACCTTTAGTACATAACAAAGACAGTTATTCTTTAGGTGAAGATGCTACTAATGACTTAATTACTCCAAGACCTCTTCGTATTATTCAAGCTTTTCTTCGTAATAATTCTGTAAGCCCTGCAGTAGATATTCCTATGACTATTATCTCTGAACAAGAGTACAATATCTTAGGTTCTAAAAAGTCTCAAGGTAATGTTAATACTGTTATGTATAAACCATATGTAAATAATGGTATACTTAAAGTATTCTTAACACCTAATTCTCAAGTAGCTACTGACTACGAATTACATTTAAATGTACAACGTCCTATTGAAGATATTACTAGTTCTAATCAAACTTTTGATTTTCCGCAAGAGTGGTATCAATGTTTACGTTGGGGTCTAGCATCTGAACTTTCTGCAGATTATGGGGTAGACTTACAACGAGCAACCCTTGTAATCCAACGAGCAGAACAATATAAACAAAGACTGATGGCTTGGGATGTAGAGAATGCAAGTACATTCTTTCAACCAGATGGTCGTATGTATAACCCTAAATTTAGGTAATATATGGCAACTATTAGATTACCAATGACTTACCCTATTGAGTTTCGTAGTAGTTCTACGGACAAGGGTTCTAAAATGGTTAATTGCTATCCTGAAAAAGATGGCACTGACTCCTATGCTATTAAACGTCCAGGTCTTGAATATGCTAATATACAGTTTACACCTGGAATTGCTCAAGGCATTTATAATTACAAAAGTAAACTAGTAAGTGTTGTTGATAATAAATTTTATAATGTAACAGGTACTACTCCAACAGTTATAGCTACACTAACAGGTACTACTAATCATTGTTACTTTAATCAAACTATTAATGATGGTTATCTATTCTTTCATAAAAATGATAAAGGATATGTTTGGGATAGTACTACTTTTACAACACTAGATAGTTCTTCTGTAGCTTTTGTTAATGTTTTAGCAGGGGGTACTGGATATACTGGTATTCCAACAGTATTATTTGGTAACTTATGGCAAGCAACTACTGCTTATAATTTAAATGATCAAATTTATTTTGGTGCTAATCTATATACGGTAACTGTTGCAGGTACTACAGGTTCTACTGCTCCAACATTTACAAGTGGTTCTCAAGTAGATGGAACAGCTACTCTTACTTGGGCAGGTACTAATGCAACTGGGATTGCTGTTGTTACTGGTGGTGTTGTAACTGATATTCAGATTACAAGTGGTGGCACTGGATATACTTATGCACCTACTGTAACTATTGGAGTTTCTTGGAAAGCTTCTACAGCTGTAGTTTTAAACACTCAAATCTATTACGGTGGAAGACTGTACACAGTTACTACAGCTGGAACTACAGGAACTACAGGTCCAACACATACTAGTGGTGCTGCTGCAAATGGTACTGCTACGCTTACTTATGCTGGAACTCAAGCATTTGCTGATTCTCTTTTAAACGGGTTTCCAACTGACATGGTTCCTGGTAGTGTTTATTTAGATGGATATACATTTGTTATGACAACAGATGGTAAGATCTGGAATAGTGCTATTAATAATCCTTTACTTTGGTATCCTTTAGACTTTATTACAGCTGAAGGAGAGCCAGATAGAGGTGTTGCTATTGCTAAACACTTTAACTATTTAATTGCTTTTGGTCAGTGGTCAACTGAATTCTTTTATGATGCAGGTACTGTAACTGGTTCTCCATTACTACCTAACCCTACTATGCGTATTGAGTTTGGATGTGCTAATGGTGATACTGTAGCTCAAATGCAACAAACAGTTCTTTGGGTAGGAGTTGGTCAAAACAAAGGTAGAGTTGTACTAATGCTTGAGGGCACTCGTCCTGAACAAGTATCTGATGCTTCCGTAGAACGTATTTTAAATAATTCTGTTTTAGAAAATGTTCATGCTTATACTCTTAAAATAGCAGGGCATTATTTTTATGTACTTAATCTATTAGATGATAACTTAACTTTAGTACTAGATGTTAAGACTAAGGAATGGTGTATTTGGACTTCTCTTGTTAATAATATTGAAACTTATTTTGGTGGAGTTTTCTCTACTGCCTTAAATAATAAGAATTATTCACTTGACAATTTGACTGGAAAGGTGTATAATATTACTGAAACTGCTTATACAGATACCTCTGGTCCAATTCAATTTAGAATTAGAACTCCATTAATTGATGCTGATTCTACCAAACGTAAATTCTTATCTAGATTAGAAGTAGTTGGAGATAAAATTTCAGCTACCCTTAATATTCGCCATACGGATGATGACTATCAAAGCTGGTCTCCTTACCGTACTGTAAATCTAAATGATCCTCGTAGTGTCATATATCAATGTGGTAACTTTAGACGTAGAGCTTATGACTTCCTTAATACAGATAATGTACCTCTTCGTTTAAACTATTGTGAGATGGATCTAGAACCAGGAAATGTATGATTGAAAAATTATTAGAAATAGCCTGGACTAGTTATATGGACTACTGGGAAGATTCTAAAGAAAAGTTTTTTGATAGGTTTAA